GTCGGCGCGTCGTGGGGATGGCCAAGCGCAAAGACGGCGCCGGCAGCGATCGATGTGCCGGAGGTCTTGGTGATGACGGCGCGGATGTAGCGCTTCGTGCCCTTGTAGCCCTGCTTATAGACCGTGCTGGCCTCAAGCGCAGTCGGCAAAGAGCCGAGCAGATCGCCGGCCGCCACATCGGCAAAATCGCCATCCGTGGTCGTGTCGCTCTCCTGGATGGCGACGACGAAGAGGCCGTCGCCGGCAATCGCCCCGGTGGTGATGATCAGCGTTGCCGCGTTGTAGCCCTGCAGATCGGCATGGCTGCCCTTGGTGGTGGCCGTGACCACGGCCGGAACCAGAGACGCAACCAGGCTGAGGCCGGAGATACCGTCCTTCATGACAGATGTCCTTTCGATGAATGGGAATGATGAGGAGTCGGGCAGCCGGAGCCGCCCGTCATGTGGATCAGGTGCTGACCTTCAGCAGCTTGAGCGCCTCGAAGTTGACCACGCCGCCGCCGACGCGCTTGGTGGTGTAGAACAGCACGTTCGGCTTGGCGGTGTAGGGATCGCGCAGGACGCGGATGCCGATGCGGTCGACGATCAGATAGGCGCGGCCGAAGTCGCCGAAGGCGACGGGAAAGGCATTGGCCGCCACCGCCGGCATATTGTCGTCGGTATGGACCGGCTTGCCGAGGATGGTGGCCACCTGTGCAGGGCCGGAGGGTGGCGCCCAGACATAGGCGCCCTCGGCGTCCTTGAACTTGCGCACCGTGTTCATGGTCGCATCCGACATCAGCCAGGAGGCCCCGTTCCGGTAGCCGGATTTCAGGGCATAGTAGAGGTCGATCAGGCAATCGGCGGGATTGGCCGATGCGGTTGCCGCAACAAAGCCTTCAGCCTTGCCTGAAGCGACGAAGCCGATCTTGCCCCAGGCATGGGAGGCATTGGCCACCGTGTCATAGGCAAGGATGCCGCGCGGCTTGTTGATGCCGTCGCCATGGGCAAAGGCAGCACCCTCCTGCTCGGCGAACTCGATCGCCACTTCCTCGGCCAGCCATGCGGCAAGATCGATGCGGGCATCGTCGAGCGAGGTCTGCGTGGCGCCGGGCATAGCGTAGATCTCGCCGGTATTGATGGCGATCTCACGCAAGGTCGGCGTGGCCGTGCCAGGACGATCCTGTTCCTCGCCAACCCAGCCCGACGTCGCCCCGCCCATATTGACCAGCTTCTTGTAGGTACTGGTCGAGATCGAGATGGTGCGGGCGAGCGAGCGGATGGTGGAGACGGTGCCGAGCACCCGGTCGATCCCGGCCTCGGTCTCTTCCGGCACCAGATAGCCGCCGTCAGGATCGGACTGGGTGGTCAGCTTGGCCTTGACCTCGAGATCACGCAGGCCGGCATCGACGCCGCGGCGGAAGAAGCGGTCGAAGGCCTGGGCATGTTTGGCCTTGTCGGGGTCAGCCGGGCCACCCACCCCGCCGACCTTGAGCGCTGCCAGCGCGGCATTGGTCTCGTCGAGGGCCTTTTGCAGGGCGGTGATCTCGGCATTGATGCGGTCGACCTTTTCGGTCTGGACCACATCGGCCATGCCAGCCTTGATGTCGGCAAGCTCCTTGTCGCGTTCCGCTTTGAAGTCCTCGAAGGTCTTCTGGAGTTCGGCAAGGATTTTGGCAGCGTTCCCGGTATCCGCGCGAACGCCGACCAGCCCGCGGGCGCGGGTGTTCAGTGCGATGGTCATTGTATTCTCCTATGACCGAATTGTTGCAATGAGCCGCTGAAGCGCGGCAGGATCGAGGCCAGCGTCGTGCGTGACCGCCGGGGCAGCGTCATGCATGGTCCCGGTTGCTTCCTTGAGCATTCGGCGTCGCTCGACGCGCGGAACGCCTGCTTGCGCAAGGAGAGCATCCAACCGCCGTTTGGCGTGGATCTCTGGACGAGCGGCAGCGTTTGCACCCTCGCCAATCTCTTTTTCCATGATGGAGTCGGCAAAACCATTCTTGACCGCCTCGGACGGCCCCATGAAGGTTTCGGCAGCGACCAAGGCCTCGATCTCCGAGCGCTTCATGCCCGTGCGGGCTTCGTAGATGTCCACCAGCGCCGCCGTGAAGGTCTTGAAAAGGTCGGCAGCATCGAGAAAGTCATCATCCGTCCCGACAACCATTCCCCACGGCTTGTGCACCATTATGAAGGTGCCGAGGCCCATCCGGATTTCGTCTCCAGCCATGGCGATGATCGACGCAGCCGACGCAGCCCAGCCCAGCACCTCGACGGTCACCTTTGCCGGGTGCGTACGCAGTAAATTGTAGATGGCGATGCCCTCGAACATGTCGCCGCCGGGCGAGTTGATGCGCACGATGACGTCGCGATTGCCGATCGAACGGAGCGCCGCCGAGATGCGCTTTGCCGTGACGCCGCCGCCTGTCCAGCCATCCTCGCCGATGACGTCGAAGATGGAGATGGTGGCGTCGGCGTCGGCACCGGGCGCAGCGGCAAAAGAGTGCTCTGCCCATTTCGCCAGCACGTCGCACGGCGCATCCCACTGGTAGTTTTGCGGGCGAGCCATTGTGGGCGCGTTGGGAAGGCTGCGCAGGCTCATCAGAACTCCTCCAGGAGCTGGAACAGATAACCGCCGAGCGTGACGCCGCCGATAAAGATGCCGAAGTCGAAGGCAGGGCTGATGGCGGCCAGCCCGACAACCGCCATGACGATCAGCGTCGAGGCCAGCTTCAACGTGTTCAGAAGGGTCATCTGTTTATTCCTTGTCGTTACGGGGCGTCGGTTTCGTCATCGCGCCGGCCACCAGTCTTTCGATCGCCAGGGTTGCCACTGGCAGCGACCACGCGATCGCCATCGCTGCCGTTGCCAGACTCCTGGCGATCTCGTTGTTCCCCCGCCGGCGCTCCCGCCGTGTTCGGCGGCGGATAGAAGACGTCGCCGCCGTCGCGCGGGTTCTGGTCTTCGAGCGCGCGGATTTCATTCGGGCTGTAGACGCCCCATTGCAGGCCTTTGACGTAAGCCTCCCAGCGCGCCTTGATGTCACCCTTGACCAGCGCCGCCCGGTTGAAGCGCGCGTAGAGATCGTCTTCCGCGCCGATCAGGTCGCGGTTGATCGCCTCTTCCCACATGGTCAGATGGTCCTCGAGCGTCCAGGCGACGAAGCCGATCGATTGCTGCTCGATACCCGTGCCCCAGCTGGTCGACTTTTCCGTATCGCCGATCATGTGCGGCGGCACGCCGAAGAACATGGCAATGTCGGTGCGGCTGAAC